AATTGACCGCTTGGTGGAACACCTACGCACGGAGTTCCCCGATTTGGATATAAGTCCACACTTGATCTTCAACTTTAAGCAACTGGAGAAGATGGAACAACAACTCGCATACAATGCCGGGTTTGCCAATGCTAAAAAAATCTATCAAGAGAAAACATTATGAATGTAACTAAAGAACTTGTGAGACAATTGCTTGAGCAATATCCACAAACAAGAGACAATGACAACCTATTAATGTCAATCATTTGGCGTAAGGAATCCAATCTGTTCAACTTTTATTCTCGTTTGGAATCAGGCAAACTAACACCAGCAGAAACCATCCGCAGATGCCGTCAAAGGTTGCAGTTAGATCACCCAGAATTGCGAGGTACGATGTATGAGCTGAGACAAAAACATCAAAAGAAAATAAAAGAAGAGCTGGGATATCCCGTATGATTTAGTATATTTGAAAGGTATTCCAGTTGTGTACGAGACAACTATCACAGACCTTTTGCCCTTGGCATTTCATCAACTCGTACTTGGTGATTTGCACAAGGGCTTTTTTTATGCAAAAAAAATGAATTATAGTCAATTAATAGATGTAATAAGTAAAAAAACTTATCATAAAATAGGTGATTTTAATATACGATGGAGTGAATGTAAAGGTAGATTTTTTGTTTATTTTCTAATGTATGAAGATAAAATAATTTACATTGGTCACACACGAAATCTATATCAAAGAATAGTATGCCACAAGCAGTGTTTTGAATTTGATAGATTTGCTTTAATTGAATACAATACATACGATGAAAGTTTGAGCGAGGAACGATCTTGGATAAAATATCACCAGCCAATTTTTAATACCAAATCAAAAAACTGATGGAGAACATAGGACAAATAGTACGAAGCAAAAAAACGGGAAAGAGCAGATACACCCCGATCAACAATGACATTCTGCAAAGTTCACAATTGACTTGTGAGGAAAAAACAATCTTAATCTATCTATTATCATTGCCTGAAAATTGGGTTGTTTATAAGACCGTCATTTGGCAAAAGATGAACATTGGTAGAAATCGATTCAATGCTCACTGGAAAGGATTGGTTGAAAAAGGTTACATTGTATCAGTTAGAGTAATTGATGCGGAGACAAATTTAGTTAGAGGTTGGAATCATATTGTGTATGAAGAACCCGTAATTGATGAATCTTGGATTGACCAACCTTCGGACTTACCCAAATTCGGACAGTCCGAAAACCCTACCATATATAAAGAAGAGATTCAACAAAGTAATAATTCAACAAAAGAAACAGTTAACCAACAATCTTTGTTTGAAGAATTTTGGAATATGTATACCAAAAGAGGAAATAAGAAAACTGCTTATACAACATTTAAAAATCTTAAGAAATCGGAAATTGAATTTATACAACAACACATCCCAATTTATGTAAAAAATCACATTGATAATGACAAGATGGATTATTTACCCCATTTTACAACTTATTTAAATGGTAAGAGATGGAACGATGAACTTCCGTACACAACAAAAAAACCAATTGAAGTAACTTCCAACAAGCCGAAAATCGCAACCCTATGAACACAGAAAGAATCATCCTATCAAATATGTTGTTTTACGATGACGCAAAACACTTCTTACCAAGAATAAACAAGAACTGGTTTACTGATTCAATGTCATCCAAATTGATTGAGGTTATGACAGAGATGTACTACAACAACGAAGCCATTGACTATGTGAGTTTATCCAAACACTTTGACAGAATGCAAGTGCTTGAGATTATTCAACTACAACAACAGGCATCCGGCATCACAGACATAAAGCCACACCTGATGCAATTGGAACACGATTACATCAAAAAACAAGTTGTTGAAGGCGTTTTGTCTTTAGATGTGACAAAGGAATTGAATGAGCTTGTGACCGACATACAGAATGTAGTTGAACGCACAACATTTTCAACCCATAAAGAACCTTCCAGTATTGTGAAGGTGACCAACAAGGTCGTTGATCAAATAGTTTTCAATGCACAGAACGGTGGAAACTTAACTGGAAAACAAACCGGATGGAGATTCCTTGACAAGTACATTGGTGGGTATAACGAAGGCGATTTGATTGTGGTTGCTGGAAGACCGGGAATGGGAAAGACGGCAATTGCTTTGACCTTAACAAAGGAGTTTGCACAGATTGGAGGCAAGGCATTGTTCATTTCACTTGAGATGTCCAATGAGCAACTTGCAAAGAGATACATTTCCCTGATCGGGGACATTGCCAATTGGAAGATTCGCAACGGACAATTGAGAGAGAATGAAATCCTTCAGGTGTGTGACATTGCCAACAGCCAAACTATTGAGTTCTTCATTGATGATGATGTAGATTCTCGCATTGGACAAATCAAAGCCAAAGCAAAACTTCACAAATCAACGAAGGGGTTGAACTTGCTTGTCATTGATTACATCCAGTTGATCAAAGGAACAAAGACAAACCGTGAACAAGAGATTGCAGAGATATCACGCACATTAAAACTCCTTGCAAAGGAACTCAAAATCACGGTGATGATACTTGCACAGTTATCACGAAAGAGTGAAGAGAGAGCAGATAAGAGACCGATGTTGAGTGACCTTCGGGAATCAGGTGCAATTGAACAAGATGCAGACATCGTGATGTTTCCGTTTAGACCGATGTACTATGAACAAGAGAAACCCGAAATGGAGGAAGCGGAGTTGATTATTGCAAAGAACCGGAACGGAGAGTGCGTGACAATACCGACATACTTTGAGGGGATGTACACCAGTTACAAGGAGAAGATATGAGACACGGTTCATTGTTTAGCGGAATAGGTGGGTTTGATCTCGCTGCCGAGTGGATGGGATGGACAAATGTCTTTCATTGCGAATGGATGGAGTTCCCAAGAAAAGTATTGGACTATCACTTCCCTAATGCGGATAGTCACATTGATATATGTAAAACTGATTTTCAAAAATATGCAAACAAAATTGACATTCTTACTGGAGGATTCCCCTGCCAACCCTTCAGCCTTGCCGGGAAAAGAAAAGGCACAGATGATGAACGCTACTTGTGGGGCGAAATGCTACGAGCAATTCAAGAGATTAAACCCAAATTCGTCATCGCAGAAAATGTCTTTGGTATCACGAATATTGATGGCGGATTGGTATTCCAGCAGGTGTGCCTTGACTTGGAAAATGAAGGGTACGAAGTTCAGCCGTTTATTATTCCAGCTGCAGCCAAAAACGCACCGCACCGAAGAGATAGATGTTGGTTTATTGCCTACTCCAAAAACAATGGACAATCACCAACAGCGACAATTGACAAATGGGGAGAATGTAAGCCATACGACAGGTACAAAATACGGGATACATCTCACACAAATGGCACAAGCCGGGATGCTTCCAACACCAACAGCAATGGACTCAACAAACGCAACAGCAACGATGAAATCAACACAAGTCAAAGAGGGGAGTATGCACTCTGTGACATTAACAAGAGCAATGTCAATGGGAATGTTGCCGACACCACAAGCACAGGAAGGAGAAAAGATCACTGGTTTAGAAAATCAAGATTCAATGACCAAGAGAGTAAGACAAATAACTGGGAAAACTTCCCAACTCAATCCCCGGTTTGTGGCGGAGATGATGGGATTTCCACCGAATTGGACGGAATTACCTTTTCAAAGTGGAGACAAGAATCAATCAAAGGATACGGCAATGCCATAGTTCCACAAATCGCATATCAACTTTTTGAAATAATACAAGAACTGAATGCAAAATAACATTCTAATGAACCCGTATCAAGAAACCCACAACCTAAAGCAAGAGATTCGCAGATTGCGTTTACAGATTGCAGATATAACGGTCAAGTACGACAAAGAAATTAAAAGGCTGAAACAAGAAATCATCAACCCCAAGTGCGATTTGAATACCATTGATGCTGACTGGACAGATGCAATGAGAGTTTGTTGTCAAGCCTACGATGTCACACCTGATCTTGTTATTTCATCATTGAGAAAACAATCCGTGGTGTATGCTCGTCATATGTTCTCCTTCCTTTGCCGAAAGCATTTGAAGATGACATTCTCATCAATTGGCTATATATTGGGGAGAGACCATTCCAGCGTGATGAATGCGATCAATGTCTTTGATAATCTAATTACACACGACAAAACCACACGACAAACCTATGAAACATCCGTTCAGTTATTGGGTGATTACTTGCACCAAAGGACTCTCTTCATCGATACACATCTTGTATGAGGAAGATCAGGTGATAAGATGTCAAAAAAAATACGAAAAAGATGGTTATATTTGCATTATTGAAAAGAAAAATTGAATAAAGCCGACATCATATTGGAACTAT